CGCTGCGCACGACCCGGAGCAGCACGTCAGGCTCTCTGGCCAAGCCCCGCCTCCCTTCTCAGCCGCGCACGCTCGGCCACCAGCTTCGCCCGCGCTATGGCGAGCTCAAGCGTCTCGGCGTCGTGGTACTCGAACGCCCTGCTTCTGGCCGAGCCCTGCACGATGGGGTACAGCTCCGCCGGCACCGGCACGACGTTCTCCGGCGAGAAGTCCGTGACGTCGTGGTTGGCGTACATGCACCGGCACCTGTCCGGCCACTCCTGCCCGTGGTGCTGCTCCCAGACGAACACGCCGTATGGGATCCACTCGTCGTTGGCCTTGTGGCGCTTGCGGTAGTTGACCTTTATCTGCGTGAAGCCGTCCTTGGTGACGCGCGTGGACAGGAGTGGGCGCGAGTTGTGCGGCAGGCCGTCCTTGACGAACAGGTTGCCCGCGTCGCGTATCGCCTGCTGCACCTCGGGGCTGTAGCACTCGTCCCACGTCCGCCCCTTCTGCCACGGCTCGTGGCCCCGCTCGAACCGGCCCCCGAACGTCCCGCTGCGCACGCCGAACTTGTGCTTGGCGTTGCCTATCTGGCCCTCCGTAAGCGGCGTGCCGAACACGCGCTCGTGCTCGTCCGATATCTCGCGCTCGGTGTGCCCCGGCACGTAGGCCCGGAACCACACCACCCGCTCCGGCGTCCACGTGCGGTGGTCGCGCTGCCTGTCGTAGCCCGGTGCCTTGGTCACGCCCATCTTCTGGGCCTGCGTGGCGTACGCCCACCTGCCGCGAGCGTGGCCGAACAGGCGCATGTCCTCCTCGGCCAGCTCTGCGGCATGGAGCACCGGGTAGCGCTCCCGGAGCCACGCAAGCTCCTCGGGCGTCCACCTCGGCCCCGCCATCACTCCTCCAGCAGCTTAGGCAGCTTGACCACCGCGTCGCTCTTGGCAACCACCTTGGCCGCGTCCAGCGCCACGCGGTGGTTCTCCGTGATGCGCCCGGCCAGACCCTCCACGGCCTTGCTGTGCTCGATTGCGACGCGCGCGGCGTCCTTGTCGCTCGTGTCTACCGCCTGGAGCATGCGCAGCTCCTCGAAAAGCGCGTTCTCCAACGCGTTCACTCCGTCCCTCATCCCTGCTCCCCTTCCATGTGCGCATCCACCCATTCCGAGAAGATGCGGTACGTCTCGTTGCCGTTCCATTTGGCGCTCAGCCTGTGGTACTCCGTCGTTCCGTCCTTGTTGGCGTACACGCCGTCGTGCCGCGCGTCGTGGCATTCCACGAGCGTCCACCCGGCGCGGTGGCACGCCTGTAGGTCGCTGATGCGCTCGACCCTCTGCGACACGTGGCCGGGACGCTGCGACCACGGCCCCATCGCATGGATCGCGTGGGACACGTCATTGCTTGGGTCGTACATGTGGGCTCCAATCCGGCAACGCGCACGTGTCACGTGTCACGCACTCTCGCGCGCGCGTTACCTATATATTTACTTCTTCTTTTTTCTTCTTCTCAAAAAGCTAGTTAGAGAAGTAAGCGTGACACGTGACATTTGCCTATCTACCTGCGGAAACGTATGTCACGTTTGTCACGCTTTTGGCTATTCCGTGACATATCTGACGAAGCAGCGGGCCGTTCGGCCATATCCCTCGGGCCTAATCGAGTCCGTTTTGACGCGGAACACCCCGTTTTGCGTGACATTCGTGACAGAGCAGACGCGGCGCGAGAACGTCGGTTTCGATACGTACTGGGCCTCCCCCGACTTCCTGCACCACTCCACGTATTCGCTGTAGACAGCGGCGACCGGCCGCTTGTCCAGCGCGTCGATTAACACCTCCTCGTCGTACATCCAGCGCCGTACCGAGTCGTTGTCGCGGCGCACCTCCTCCACTGCCTCCACCATGTCGGGGATGGCGTGGAACTCGGTCGAGTCGATAAGCTCCGGGAGCGCCTGTAGCCCAAGCACAGCGCCGCGCATCTTCACCTCCGGGCGAGCGAGCTTGCGTCCCATCGCCGGGTCGTAGCCCGGCATGCCCGGTGAGAACTTGTTGCGAAACGGGATGAACGCGAGCCGGCGCATCACGCCGTCTGTGATGTCACCCAACCTAGGCATGGAGTTCATGGAGAACACCATGGTCGCGGCGGGCGTGAACTGAAACCCGCGCGAGCCCTTCACGTCCGTGTATATCTCGTCCCCCGTGACGAGCTTCTTGAAGATTGACAGCTCGGTGCCGCTCAGGAAGTTGTTGGGGATGTCGTCGCCGAGGTTTGCGAGCTTGCCTACCACCATTGCCGCTTGGAACCTCTCGCCCAGCGTGGCAATGTCCATCGCGGAGCAGTTGCGCTTGCCCAGAATCGCCCGGATGAAGCTTATGTAGGTTGACTTTCCGTTGCTGGCCTTCTGTAGGCCGTCGCTGCCCATTCCGATCAGCATGGCCGACTGGCTTGCGATGTGCGAGGAGCACATGCACGCGCCTATCACCTGCTGCATGGCGATAATGGTGTCGGGGTCGTGCCCGGCGATTGACTCCAGGAACTCGTCGGCCTCGTTGCGTCCAATGCCAAGGTCTAGGTCGCAGTTGCACGAGCCTACGATCATCATGTCCGGCGTTGGGGTGACTATCCCCCCATCGTCCACACAGTACGTCGCATTGCGGAATTGTACGTATGCCCTGCCGTCGAAGTCCTCGTCGCTCGAACGGTACGGGGCCTTGCTCATGATGTAGTCGGCCACCTCGTCTCGCGTGGCCTTCTTGGCATCGTCGGCGTATTCCAGCACGATGCTGCGCAGCCTGTCTATGCCGAACTCCCAGTGGGTGCCCGTCCAGACTGCGGGCGCGCCGTCCAACAGGCACGCGTGGTTCTCTTGGATGATGCGCGCGCCCAGCTTGTTCGTGAGGATGTGGGCGTGCTTGTCGCGGAATCCTGACGCGTCCACGACCTTCGCCCCACTACCGCCGCCTGGCCGGCCCACGTCGGGCAACTCGTCCGTGCTCTCGCCGCGCTCGTACCTGCACGCACTCCTGACGATGCGCTCCACGTCGCGGGAGTCAAGAGGTTGGGTGCAGCGCATGACGTTCGCGCCCGCGACGGAGCTTAGTATCTCCTCGTCACCGCGCCCTATCGCGCGCAGATGGGCGGCGTACCTGAACAGCACATCGTTGCGCTCGCCCTTCTTTATCTTGTCGGGGAGCTTGAACTTGCCGGACTCGTCCCTCTTGCTCTCGTCCTCGTCCCCGCCATTGCGCCGCAGGTAGTCGATGAAGTCGTACACGTTGGCGTCTGCGGTGGCTATGGGCGTCTCGTCAGGCGGGTCTTGCCACTCGTAGCGGTTCCCGTTCGGATGGATGGATGGTGGCGCCACGACGTAAGCGCCGTCGCTGCGCAGGTCTACGCCCTTGTCTTGGTTGATGAACGGGCGGAGGTCCGACCTGTCCGTGCGGTAGAAGTAGTGGATCCCACCACGACCGGTTATCGCCGTCGCAGTTTCGGGCAATGCCCCATGCAGCTTCTCCCACTCGTTCAGCGTCCGGAGGCCGTGAACGTCCTTCTCCTCGTCCTCGTCAACGTCCAGCACGATCACGCCGTTTGACGGCGATCCGCACGCTATGCCGATGTTCGCCCTCGGGTGCTCCACCCAGTAGGCGTGGACATCCTCGGAATTGTCCGTCCAGTCGTTGACGCCGTGCTCGGTCACTGGCTCCTTGCCGCGCGCGGCTATCGGGAAGATGCCGAAGCCATGGTCTACGTACCAATCGGCGGCACTTGCCAGTGTCGCGTCATCCATCGTTGCTCACCTCCAATCCAAGCAGCTCGCAGATACGTTTCGCGGAGTGCATCGGATGGGCGAACTCCCAGACGCACCCGTGCTCCTCGGCCATGGTCTGCATGATCCGCGCGACCTGCGGCCCCTGCATGGGCTTTCTCCTGTATTTGCGGCACCCCATGCTGGCGCGTGGGTTGCAGTAGCCGTGCCGCCTCTGGTCGCATTGCTGGCAAGCCACGCTCGTCCATCCCGCCACGCCCTCCACGCTGCGGTACGGGCTGCCGACCTCCACGAGTATCACCAGCCTGTAGCCTGCCTCACGCGCCCTGTCCAGCTCGCGGGCGAACCGCGCGTGGTCGCGCCCAACGTCCATCGCCACCTCCGCGATGGAGCGCTTCGTGTCGATGATGATGTTTGAGCCCTCGGTGGCGTAGTCCCCGAAGTCGAGCTTGCGGCGCACGACCTCGATGCCATGCGCCGCCCACCACCTGTTCTTGTTCTCGTGCTTGCCCGCCTGCTGGCGGGTGTCCTCGATCAATACCGCCATGTATGAGCTCCGTTTGGTAGAAGGGGCGCGCCGTGCCGCGCCCTTGGCGGCTAGTCGAACGGGATGGGTTCCGTGCGGGCCGCGCTGGTGTTGAACGCGGGCCTGCTGGCGGTGCCGCCGCCATTCAGCTCCTTCTTGGGGCGCGCCTTGATGGCACCACTGCGCACCTTGTCCGCGCTCGCCACCTGGCATACGTTCATGCGCGTGCCAACGCTGCCGTCGTTCTTCTCGTACTCCTCCTCCTGAATGTTCACGCCGACCAGACGGTTGCGGAACATGTCAAGACGCCCGGCGTCCCACGCAGCGAACGCGTCGAATCCGGGGTTGGACTCCTGAATAGCCTGGAGACGGCCCTTCAGCATGCCCAGAGCGGTGTCGCGGTAGCTCATGAAGAAGTGGTGGGCGTAGGGGTGGGACTGGCCCCACTCGTCGCCGTAGAAGCCCTTGTGCTCGCCCTCGGCGATGTCGAACACGACCTCGACGTACTCCTTGGCGTCGTTGTCGGTGGCCTCCGTGATGCGGGCCACGTAGGGTCCGGCAGGAAGCTGCTTGTACTCGCCCTCGGTGCTCGCCTGAACGGTGTTCCAGTTCACGTGACGCATTGTCAGTTCCTTTCTGCGATTGTCCGCAACTCGTTCTGAAAGAGGGCGTCGCGGCGGTCGAAGCACGCGTGGTCGGCGAACACGCCATCGAACGCGTCAAACGTCCTGTCCGCCGCAACGTCCTCGCTGCAACCCTGTTTGACAAGCTGCTCGAAGTGCCGCTCGCATGCATCGAGCATCAGCGCGACGGCGCTACTTGACGGCTGCACTCTTGGCCTCCACGGGCTTCCACCCAAGGAACTCGCGCAGCCCCTTGTCCACGTCCCACAGGTCGTTGGGGATGGTCGGCCCGCCCAGGGCGCCGCAGCACTTCGCGGGCGGCTTGCCGTCCGTGATGAACACATGCTCGCCGTCGGATATGTCCGCGAGGAGCACCACGTTCAGCATGCCCAGCAGGTTCATCTTCTCGTTGACGAACTTGCCCATGATCTGCGGGACGATGTTGCCCATGCTGTCGGAGTCCGTGTGCATGGTCACGTACACGACGCACTCGCCGGGCAGCTCGTTGATGAACTCGACCGTGTTGTACACTTCGGCACTAATCGACTTGTACACGCCGAACTGGTCTCGGTCATCGATGTGCCGGATATACAGGTCAGTCGCGCAATACCCGAAGTCATCCACCACGACGATGGGGTACTTTGTGGCGTACTGCTTGATGTACTCGCGCAGCGTGCCATAGTCCTTCGTGCGTGCGAACTTCTTGCCTCCCTTGAATGGGAGCATCGTCTTCTCGCACTCTATGAGGCCGTACGTGTCGTTCGGGATGTTGCGCAGTGCGTAGGTTTTGCCGGTGCCGCTCGCACCGAGCACCAGAACTGGCACGCCCATTATTTGTACCTCCCCCTCATTTCAGTCGTGCGGACGAACATGTCGCACTTGCCGCACAGCTCCTCGTCGTTCAGCATGGACGCGTCCCCGGCTTCCTTGAGAAGCCACTCGCAGTGGTCGGCGTACCAGCACGCGTCGCGAAGCTCGGTGCTGGGCCACGGCTCGGGCGGGTCGGTGGGCGGGTCGATGTCGATGCTGCTAGTCCACGGCACCATGGCCCACCTCCAGCACCCCCGCCACGCTCTCCGGCAGCTCGGCCACGTGCTCCGCCACGAGGCGGCGCACGGCCTTGCGGTCGATGCGGATCCGGATGTCCGTCCGGTCCGGCGTGGCCGGCACGTCCACCGTCTCCACGCCCACGCCGGGGATCGCCTCGCCCTCGCGTCGGTCGAGCGCATAGGCCAAAAACTCGGCTGCGTTGGCGGCGGCGAACTCCTGCGCAAGCCCGGTCCCCATGGTCACGAGCCAGCGCGAGAACGCGCCCTGGTCGCGCACCACGGGGCGTGTGGCCGTGCTGGCCGGGCGTCCCTTGGTGGTGGACCGGTAGGCCGTCGCGACCTTGGTGCCGTCCACCACGCCGGCCCAGTTGGTGGCCGCGCTGCCGGCGTCAACCTCCCCCATGAGCGCGTCGCGCACGTCGGCGGCGTCGAGCTTGGCCGCGTCGCTCAGCGCGTCGCCGATGGTCTTGCGCAGCGCGTATGCCGCCAATGCCTCGTTGACGTTCATCGCAGGCCCCCAGTCGGCGCGAGCCAGACGAACCCCAGCACAGCCACGGCCGCGAGGATCACCGCGGCGGCACGCGGCTCCAACTCGAACTGCCCGTACGGCCCGCTCCACGAGCCGAGCCCATGGGCGACCATCCACTCCTCCATCACGCCAATGGCCTCAAGCAGCATCTCCGCCGCCCTCCTCGTTCTTGAAAACCTGCGGTACAATCTTTTGTGACACTTGAATCTCCAATCTCTTGTCTTGCCCGTCCCTGATGCAGCCAGGAGGCGGGCGCTTTTGTTTAAAAGTTGTCTTCAGTTGTTACGTAGGACGGCTCCGCGACCTCGTCCGGCCAGTTGCCGTAGCCGTCGCCGTAGCCGTCGCCGCAGCCGTAGCCGTCGCCGTCGGCGATGCCGTAGCCGTCGCCGTCGCCGTAGCCGTAGCCGTAGCTGCAG